GTTACCCACTTGCCACTGCCTTTGAGGTAACCACGGCCATTGATTTCTTCGATCTCCCAACCCTTGCGCTCGCGGTCCAGATCCTTAGGCTTCACGGCAACATAAACGGGCTTGCCTGCGGCTGTAGCGGTCTGTTCCACCTTGGTCTGCACGGTTTTCTTGTCGGCAGCTGCGGCCACACGTCCTGCTGCGGCACCACCGCGAGAATAACTCGGATACATCGATTGGACTGTGCTTCTGACGAGTTCGGGAGCGAGTGATTCCACGCGTGCCTTGTGATACTCCTCGATCTTCGCACGGTCTGGGGTTGCGGCTGACCACATAGCCTTCATCTGGGCTTGGTAGGCCTTGTCGGACTTGAGGGCTGCATACAGATTGTTCTTGATGGTATTGCCCAGAGGCATCAGGTTCTCTTTGCCGTAACCCTTGAAGAATTCCATCTTCAGAAATGGAGCTAGGGATTTTCCGAGCAGTGTGTTATTAGATTTCTCTGTAGCGCTGGCTACACTGTTCTTGAAGGCTTCAGTCTGATTGGTCTTGAAGTCCGTCTGCTCCTTCAGGAATTTGGCGCGCTCTGCGTCCAGCTGCTTACGCTCGGGGGAAACCACAGCTTCCGTAGCTTTCTTGTTATCGGCAGTTTGTTTATCGAACCATGCCTTCATGCCGTTCTGGCCAAGGACGATCTGCTTTGCGGCGGCGATAGCTTTGGCTGGATCAGGATCGTTCAGTGCATCCACCAGCGTAGCCAGTGCGCCATTGAAGTTGTTGGCGACCAGCTCGCTGTAGAAGTGGCCAGCGATAGCTTTGTCGTAACCCTCTTTGTCGTTCTTCTGTGCAGCATCCAGCATCGCGGAGGTCAGAGTTCCGAGGTTCCCTAGCTTGCCTTGAGCGCGCAAATCCTCCACAACATCCTCAATCAAAGATGCATTCTGCTCGGGATCATACAGCTTGGCGTCTGAGGCGTCAGCTGCAGCGCTCTTGTCGGTCAGCTTCTGGTACCCTTCAGGTCCGCCTATGAGATCGTGGAATTCCTTCGCCTGCTTCATCTCATTGACGCCACCCGGGTAGATGGCCTTGGCCGCTTCCCAACGTTCGAAGTGGCCGTGAAGAAGTTTGGTGGCAGTGATATTCGCAGGATTAGCGTCCCTGAAGGCTTTCAGGGCTGCGCGTATTTCTTTCGGTGTTTTCTCACCGAATTCCTTGGTGTCGTCTGCTTCAGTCTTGGTTGCAGCTTCCTTGGGAGACCCGTCTGAGTTATATTGCTGCTTGGCGTCTTTCTTGGCTGCATCCGTACTGGATGTGGTATCTGTAGTTGTAGTTTCGGTAGTCGGAGTCTCTACGGTTTCCGTAGTTTCAACTACAGGGGTTTCTACTGCTGCTTCTGTTGTTGCTGCGGCTGAATCCAAGCCCGCAAAATCGATTACGCTTTCGGACATGCTTGAGTCTCCTTAACTTCCTCCAGCTTTTTGCTGGGCGCTACTGGCACTTCATTTTCTGTCGTAATGACCGTAACAAAGTGGCTGACTTTGAAAGTTGTGCCAAAGCCACTGTTGACCGCTGAGGTGAAAATCTCTCGGGACTTGGGTTGCGACAGGTATGCCGCTAGTTCCTGCTCTTGTTCAGAGTCTGGTAGTACGTTAAATACCTTTACTGTAGTCTTCGCCATTCTGAGTTCTCTCCTTGAGTCTAACTTCCAAATTCTGCTGCTTCTGCCTTTCCAAACATGACTTCCACTGAATACTTGCCCTCTGAGTCTAAGAATATGCCCATACTTCCCCCGGGTTTAACGCTCACTTCATCGCTTTCTGGAATCCCTGAGGTGTTGCCCTCGATCTGGTTTTGCAGACAAACGATATTTGAATTGTGAGTAACGAAACACGTCAGCTTATCGCTGCGAAGTTCCTTGTCAAAGAACTCGTAGGTTCTCTGTTCGAGATCATCCAGCGACTCCCCATCAGGTATCACTGACTTTTTGTTCTCGATGAAGTACTCCAGCAATTCCTGAAAGTCTTCCTTGAGTTTTCCTCCCAGAAAACCTACGTTCCAACTGATGAGGCCTCGATCCTGCACGACAGGCAGATTGTACGCCTCCGCAATCGCATCGGCAGTCTGCACCGCGCGAAGCAGTGGTGAACTGACTACGCGTTCTACTTTGATGTTATCATTCTTTAGTGCATCAGCTGCATCTTCAGCTTGGGATAATCCCTTGCTATCCAAAGGAGGATCTAGGCGACCTCTGAAGGACTTCTTAGCGTTGAGGGTGGTCTGGCCGTGACGCTGGCATATTGCTATGAGCTTCTTGTCGGCCATGGCCACCCTCTCCTGTTATCGTCTAAGTTGTCGTGCTGGTTGCGCCCCGGCATCGCCTTGTCCGGCTGGGGGTGGTGCTGGTTGCGACTTTTCCCCGCGCAATGCGTCGGGGATCGCCTTGGCTTGTACTTTCTGCGACAGTTGTTCTGCTTGATGTTGTGCAAAATCTTGAGGTGTACTTTGCACACCTAGCTTTGCCAAAAGCTGCGTTTGAATAGGAGAAGGCATCTTATCTACCGCAACGGATATAGACTCCGAAGGGGGTTTCTGTTCAGGCGGCGGAGCATTAGCTGCAGCAATTTTCTTGGCTTGAGTGACATGTTCTTGCCAGTGGATATGAACATTCTCATATGCTGCACGTTGCTGCGGAGTTCCGTATTTGAACTTCTGACCCTCGCTGCCGTTCAACCATTCCAAACATTGAGATGCTTCAACCGTATGCAGTTCGCTCTCGTCTTGTGCGACGGGAACGGTGCTGACTGTCGGAGGAAGTGTTTGCTCCATTTGCTGCAGTTGCTTAACCATAGCGATTTCCTTAGGATCAGCGGGCTGTCCTGCATCCAATTTGGGTTGCATCTCAGCTGCAGCTTGCATCAGGGTCTGCTGAATCTTCAGTACTTGAGGATTGGGCATTGGGCCTGAGCGAAGCAGTATCTCCATCTCAGCTTTCTGTTTTGTGATTGATGTTGCACCGGGAACTTTGAACTTCTTCATGCGTATGCCATCTTGCAGCACAGGCAAGTTCTCGGGTGAAAATAGCATCGCTTGCAGCGCTGGGTTCTGGCTGCTTGCATCTACCATCTTCATGAGTTTTGCTTCTCTCTGGTTCCATGACTCGGGGAATGCTGGGTTGGACTCTGGATAGCAGAGTACATTGCCAGCGAGATTCGCGGTGTTGACTGACACCACTCCGATATCCTTGAATGCCTGAGAGATTTTCTGACCATCTCGGCAATCTGCTGCACACCCAACTGCTTGGCGTGCACATTCTGCGAAGAGGTCTTGCACATTGTTCCACGGGCACCCAACACGCTGCAAAGCCTGATCTCGTTGGATCTCGGCATTGCCCACCGTATTCTCGCCTGTGGCCGCACCGAATAGAGACGGCATGGCTCCAGTGATGACATCGGCAAGCTGTTCAATGAAGTACTTGATAGCTTCCCACATCGCTGGTTGCGGCTGTGGCGTGGGCTCAATCATGATGTACTGATCCATGGTAGTGAGCCCGGGCTGCGGCTGGAATGCTCCAGTGCTGCCGGGTACGTTGGTCTGTCCTTGGATGGCTTGGATGTCAAATGCTTCGGCATTCATCCACTTTTTGGATACTGTGCGCTTGAAATAATCGTCTAAGAGATCCACCCAGTCGTTAATACGCTTCTGGACGGAAATCATGGAAGTCCCTAGGGCTCTTCGGTTCTGACCCTTGCCAGAGAATGGATGAGATATGGCGAGGTGCTTGTCCATGCTCTCATTACGGGCAAACGCAAAGTTTGCGCCGACCTTGACAAGGAGTGCCCCGTTAGGGAACGCCTCCATCAAGTCTGCTCTTGCTTGGTCATTGACCTTTTCGTCCATAAACATCGAGGGGCGAAACCATGTGTGCTTCACGACGGTGTGACGCTGGAATGAGTCTCCAGTTACATACGCACCGAGCACAGCTTGACGTGTGTTCTCACGGGCGATGCGGTCCAGCTCAACCTCGGACTGACCATCTCCACCCGGTTTAATCTTATCCGCAATCCATGGTGCGTATGCTTTCGCTATCGCCACATCCAAATCTTGGAAGAGCTGCACGAATTGCATGTCTTTAATGCTATCCACCGCGATGGGAACCTTGTGATCGAGCTTGCCATGCAGGGTCGTGACTTCGCGTCCCCTAGGCTTTTTGTTAGCAATTGGTTCTAACCCCTCGGGCTGACTTGCATTGCTCTGCTCACTGTCATCGTCCTCGTCTTCATCGTGGTCTTCAGTCTGCTCATCAGCAGGAGGAACTAATTGCTCCAGCACTTCATCCAATCCGTCTTGGCCTGTAGCCACTGCATCAGGTGGATTGAGGATGTCCTCTGCGGTTACCGGGGCAGTCTCTCCATCTCTGTCTCCCTCGA